AATGTTTCGAGAAATCAAGTTAATGATTTGATTGAATCACAAGATAAGTTGCTTACTATATCTGCTGGTGATCTTACATTTACTCCTACAACAAAAGACAGAGTAGTTATAAGTAATGTTGAATTTAAAATTATTCAAGTTGTTATAAATGAGCAAAATAATACTGCTGTAAGTTTTGATTTAATTCTGAGGTAATTATGACAAGAAAAATCAGAATAGATCAGATAGATGATGTAATGAGAGAAGCAGTAAAGAATTTAGTTGCTGCAACTACTTTGGAGTGGACAAGGAGAGTGAAAAAGGCAACACCAGTTGATACTGGTAGACTCAGATCAGCATGGCAAACAGATGTAAAACCATTTGAAGGTACAGTTACTAATAATGTTGTTTATGCAGAGCCTGTATGCTTTGGTGTTAACTTGCCACCATCATGGGGTGGTGTTTACAGGACAAGACAATCTACTGTTGCAGGTTTTCCAGAGCTTATTGGAAAAGAATTAGAAAAATATGCTAGAAAAGAATATGAAAAGATTAAGAGAGGCATTTAGATGGCCGCTGTAGATTTAAATACCGTAAGATCAACAATCGAGGCTAGGTTAGCCACAGAACTCGCTTCAAGCCCTGCTGTGCCTGTTGTTTTTAATAATATGAGCTTTGATTCAACTACTGAAAATACCTTTGTTCAATGTGTTACAAGCTTTGGTGCAAATGAATATTTAACTCAAGGCGATACAACTAATGCTTTCAATAGTATTACTGGATTAATTTTGTTAAATGTTTTTACTGAAGAAAACATAGGAGCAGGTGCTAATTTCACTATTTGCAAACGTCTTAGAGACTTATACAATAGGGTGACTGTTTCCAATGTAATTTTCGATTCACCTGTTGGCCCTGAGATATTTACATCTAATCCAGAAGGTAAGTTTCAAACACAAATTAGAATTACATTTGAAATTTATGAGGATCTTTAATCATGGAAATCACAGAAAAAATGCTTGATGCTATTGAAGCTGTAAAAGGCAGAAGAGAGCCACAATATTGGGACAATCAATGCAAAAGATATATGGAAAAACAAGAATCAGTTAAAAAAGCTGTAAAAAAAGCAGAAAAGAGTTAAGATAATTATAAATCTTTCTTTTAATTGTTATGGCTGCTGTTAAAGGTGATGTGGGTCAAGTCAAATTTGATGATGGTGGCTCATCCGTAAACCCAGTATTAGGTACTAGATCATGGTCTATGTCTATCACCAAAGATACTCAAGAAACAACTGTACAAGGAGACACCTTTAAGAAATTTGTTGGTGGACTTATTGAGGGTGAGGGATCTGCTGAATTAGTTTATGACTCTGCTGCCTCTGGTGAGACTGCTACATTTATGGATGGAGTGTTAACAACCGGTGATGCTGCTACTGCTGCCTTTGAATTATTCCCAGACAGTGCCAGTGGTTCTGCTAAAATTAGCTTCTCTGGCTTGATCACTAGTTTTGACTATGGTGCAAGTATGGGTGACATCCAGACAATAAACATCACATTCAAACCATCTGGAACTATTACTTCAGCTATTTAATTTTTTAAAATTCTTCGCATTTATTTATGGCAAACCAAAGAACCGCAGACCTTCTCATTGATGGTTTCAAAGATGAGATGACGACTAGACGCAAGTATGAATTAAAAGATTCATCTGGCAAAGTCTTAGCAGTTTTATATTTCCCACCAATCACTAGATTTGACAGGCAAAAAGCACAACAGTTAGCTGGAACTGATGAAGCTTTGACTGTTTCTACTCAGCTGCTTTGTAAGATGGCACAGAAAGAAGATGGTACTCCAGCTTTTGATATGTCAGATGCACCAATATTACAAAGATCATTACCAGAAAAAGTTTTAAATGAAGTTGAATTATTTTTATTTGATATTCAATTAGACCTTGATACTGCAAAAAAAGAATAAAAGGGGATAACTGGTTAAATTTTGAGTTTTTCCTAGCAACAGAACTTGGCAAGACATTACAAGAATTAAGAAATAGCCTTACAGAAGAAGAGCTAATATATTGGGCTGCATATTATGAGGTTAAAAATGATAGAGAAAAACAGCAAATAAATCGTCAAAAAGCAAATAGGAGGTAATATATAATAAAGACTTTTTTTATTTGTGGCACAGGCTAATGTAAAACTTACTGTTGATGCCACCAGTGCGACAAGAGCATTACAGGGTGTACAAAATCAAACAAATCAATTACAAAAAGCATTTGGTGGTCTCAAGACAGCATTACTTGGCATTGGATTTGTTGCTGTAACTAAAAATATAGTATCTACTACAGTTGAATATCAAAAACTCGAACAGAGATTAAAAGTTTTAACCGCAACAAATGGTCAATATGCGGAGTCTGTGGAACTTGCAAGACAAGCACAGGTTAAATTTGGTCTTAGTGGAACTGAAGCTCTTGAAGCTATAACGAACCTACAGGCAAGGCTTGGAACTTTAGGAGTTTCAATGGAAGATATGACAACAATATTTAATGGATTTAATACAGCAGCAATATTATCTGGAGCATCAACACAGGAACAGGTCGGAGCAATGAGGCAGTTAATACAGGCTTTAGGTTCTGGTGTTTTGCGTGGTGATGAATTTAACAGTATTGCAGAGCAAATGTCGGCAATACAAGGGCCAATTGCAAAACAATTAGGCATTACTGTAGATGAATTGAGAGAGTTTGCACATCAAGGAAAGATTACAAAAGAAATTGTTATTGCAGCTTTTAAAGAAATAGAAAAAGAAGGATCAAAAGCATTAAAAGAATTAATAAAAAATGATCCATCAATGACATTTAAAGTTTTAAATAATTCCATAGAACAGTTATCTATAGAGCTAGGTAAGATTTTTGTGCCAGCAGTTTTAGATGGTATTACGGCTTTGTCTGCTTTAGTTAGGGCAGTAAGTAACTTTGTAGATTCTGATATAGGTAAAACATCAGCAATTTTTGCTGGAATAGCTTTAGCCTTTAAAGCTACAACCACCGCAGCAACTTTATTAGCAGCAGCAAAAACTATTCTTGTTGCTAAATTTGCAGCAACATCTATAGGAGCAATCGCTTTAGCAAAAGCATATGCAACTGCATCTGTTGCAACAAAAGCATTAGCTATTTCTACAGGACTTTTAACAATAGCAATTAACGCTTTACCAGTAGTAGCTCTTGCAAGTGGTTTTGCTTTTTTAACTAATTCAATAATCTCAAGTATTAATAAACAAAAAGAATTTAATAGAATAATGAAAGAGGGTTCAGTAGAGGAACTACAAGGACAACTAGATAAAGCGGTTGAAAAATATTTAAAATTAGAGGAAGAATTAGACAGAATAACTAAATCAGGTAATTTTGTAGAAAAGCTTTTTGAAGGTGATTTGATAAAGGCAATAGATGAGGCTGGCGACAAAATAAATGAAATTGTAAATCGAATTACAGAAGTTCAAGATGAAAGTAAGGAATCCCTTTTCAAGAATGAGGTAAAAGATTTAAAAGATATAAATAAATCATTAAAAGATAGAGAAGAATTATTAAAACTTGGAACAGAGGAAGAGCGAGAAGCTCTAGCACTAACACAAAAAATGGATGATTTTAAAACTAAGTTTGCTGGCATGGATTTGACAGAACTAGAAACACTTATAAAAGATAATCAACAATTAGAAAAGAGTATTAAAAATTTAGAAAGAAAAGAAGAGGCCGCCAAAGCATTACAAAAACGATTTGAACAAATAGGTAAAAGTATAGAAGATGGCATTGTTTCTAATCTTGCTGATGCTGTAGAAGGTACAAAAACATTAGCGGACGCAGCTATTAACGTATTAAACAAACTAAAACGTAAATTAATCGAGGTTGCAATACAGAGAGCAATTTCTGGTTTGAATATAGGTGGTAATATCGGTGACTTTTTGAAAGATGTATTTAAGGCAGAAGGAGGGCCAGTAAATCGTGGAAGAAGTTACATAGTAGGAGAAAGAGGGCCAGAAATGTTTGTTCCTAATACATCAGGTACAATCGTGCCAAATGATAGCCTTTCTATGAGTGGAGGTGGTATAACAAATGTTATTACTGTGAATGTTGACAGTTCTAGTTCAGATGTACAAAGTAATGATGGTCAAGCAAACCAGTTTGGTGAGGCATTAGCAGCAGCTATACAAGCTGAATTAATAAACCAAAAACGTGCTGGTGGGCTTTTATCTAACGCA